TCTTGCAGCTTCTCCTTGTCGCCGAGCAGGTTGAACAGATACCGCTTCAGCTTGTCCTTGTCGATCTCGGTCTCGCCAGTCGGGGTTTCCCACGGAGCTGACCAGTCCTTGATGTCGTCGGGAAGCTTCGGCATGACACCCTCCTAGGGGCTTCGGGGGCGACCGCCTGCAGTCACCCGATGGCTAGAGCATACGAGACCAGATGTCAAGTGCGCATCTCATCCCGCGAGATTACGTGAGCGCGTGCGCGTCCCTTACCCGCGACCTTCCCACCGGCGACGGAAATCGTTGATGGTGGGGACCTTTCCGAGCTCGCGCGACAGGTCGACCCAGGCGGTTTCGGCCGCCCTCGCCTTGCCGGGCCACTTGGTCTTGCGCGAGTAAACGGGCTCGATCCCGCAGCCGCAGTGGTCGTGTACCTTATGCGACCCCTCGCCGATGAAGCGGGGATCGCTTTGGTCGAACGAGTCGTCGTCGTACACCGGCCCGCGCGAGGCGAGCATGGCGCAGAAGTAGCAGGGATCGCCGTCGGTCACTCGGATGAACCCGAGCGCCTCGCGGTCTTCGGCCAGGGCGGACTGGATCTCGTCCCGGCCACCGTTCATGACGTGCCGGGTGGCGGCGCCGCTGATGTCGACGGCGGTGTCCTTGATGGCCTGCCTGATCAGCGCGGTGGAGGCCTCGGGGGTGAGGCCATCCGGACCGACGGCGGGCAGAGAAGCGATGCGGTTCTTCAGGGCGACGGGACCGGTGACTCGAAGCGACGTTTGAACGGCATCCGTCAGGAATTCGGTCGGCGGTGGTAGTGCGAATCCGTCGCCACCCCTTACCTCTGCGCCACGGAACTGAGTGTAGTACGTCCGGGCGAGTTGCTGGGCGAGCTCTCGCCGCTGCTTCAGAAGCGGGAGGAGCCGGTTGATCAGGTCGAAGCTGGAGCCGTCGATGTCCTCCGGGTCGATGAGCTTCACCCAGAGCTGCGCGACGACGTACGCGACCAGCGCGCCGTTCTTCGCCTGAGCTACCCGCTGCGCCTCAGTGAGCGCGGCTGCCGTAGCCGTGGTTGCCATGCGGTTCTCCCTCGCCGGCCAGCTTCCGGAGCAGGCGATTCGTCTCGCGCTGCTCCGTCAGCATGGCCTGGTTCGCTGCCTGCTGGTCCTTCAGGATCGCCCTCAGGAGGTCGACCGGGCCGAGCTTCATTCGGCCGCACCCTTGTCGGATCCACCGGTGGGCTTCGGCTGCGGTGGGACGGCCTCCTGCATCGTCTTCGCACTGTCGGCCGCGATCTCAGCCTCGAGCTGGCCGATGAGCTTCTCGAAGGCGCCGGACTCGACCAGGCTCTTCGCTCGCTCGGTGTCGCCGTCGGTCCAGCCCGGCAGCTTCTCCCACAGCATCTCCAGGGGGATCTTCAGCGACGTAGCCATGATGGCCAGCGCGTTCGAGGTCTGGATCAGCGAGCCGGAGTCCATGTCCCGCCAGCGGACCTGCATGTCCGTCGCGGCGGCCTCCTGGGTGTTACCGTTGGCGTACGCGACCAGCCGGAAGAGCTGCTCGTGCGCCTGGCCGTTGATCATCTTGAAGTCGCCCGACTTCCGCATCAGACCCTCGGTCGCGGCGGCTAGCGCCTCGGCCTGAAGGTTGGAGCTCAGGCCGAGCATGTGGTGCGGTGGCGTCTGGGTGATCGCGGCCAGCATGCGCAGGTCGTGATCGTCGGCCGCGAGGAACTGCTGCATGTCGGTGGCGTCGAGCGTGCCGAACTTCGTCTCCGGGTGCTCGGAGATGAGGAGGTCCTCGATCTTCAGGCGCATCGCCGCCGCGACCTTGTCGGTCGTGCTGTCCGGCTTCGCCATGCCCGAGATGTAGCGAACCTTCCACGCACCGAAGCGCTGGACGATCAGCCGATCGAACGTGTTCTGGTCGATGCGCGCCAGCATCGGCAGGATGGCCTCGATCTCACCGGTGGCCCGGCCGTCGAGGTCGAGCCGGTTGGCGTAGCGCACGACGGGCGGCACCTTCATCCCGTGCTCTTCGTACGAGATGAACTCCCAGTCGTCCAGGTCGATCCCGTTGCTCTTGCACGAGAGGAAGTAGACCGCCTCGTCGTCGATGACCTCCACCGTCCACTCGCCGAAGAAGCCCTCGAAGCGATTGATCGGATCGGCCTTGATCGCGAACGCCGGCCACTCATCGTTCGGGTCGTCGTAGAACGCAGCCATCCGTCGAGCCGAGAAGGCCGACATCTTGGCCATCTTCTTGCCGGTGAGGGGGTCGACGTCCGGGCGCGCGGTCGCGAAGGCCAGGCCGTGACTGATTGTCGCCCGGTGGAGCGCGATCTGCTTGCCATCCCAGCCGTTGGCCTGCCAGGCGTCCCAGACCTCCATGTTCTCGACCGTGCCGGAGCGGCGGACGCCATCGACGTACGCCGTCTGGGCCAGGGAGCTGACCACCAGTCCGCCGAGCGGGTTCGGCGACAGGCGGGAGATCTGCTTGTACTCAGGGGTCAGGAGGTACTCTTGGGGTGCGTAAACAGTCCCGGTGACGCCGTGGATGTCGTGCTCCTCGGCCTGACGCTGCTCTCCGCGCTCCCAGCGGTCGAGAATGGTGACGTTGGCCCGCTGACGCAGGAACGACGGGAAGTTCTCACGTGCCAGGCCCTTGACCTGGCCAGCAGACATGACCACGGCGGGCCCTCCTTGGAGCAATCGGTTGGCTCCAGTCTGCCAGATGTTACAGGACGACGAAGGTCGTGACCTGATAAATGGGGCTCTCCGGCGTCGGTCCGAACTTCACCCAGACGGCGTGCAGGCCGGTCTCGAGCGCCTCGTACATGTCCATGATCGAGACCAGGAAGCCGGAGTCGGCCGCCGCTACGGTCTTCGGAATGGACGGGTCATGCCAGGCCGCATCGGTCCGGTCGGGCGTGGTCACCGAGGTGGTGACGGCCACCTGGAACGGGAAGGCTTCTACCTCACTCAGGGTGAGCAGGCCCTCCGGGTCGAGCAGGCCGACCGTGAAGTCGACGAACTGCTCCGATCCCTTGCGCCACTGCTTGTCCATGCTGCCGACTCCAATCTCCGTGCGCGGGTCTCCGACCGAGATCGACGTACGCGCGGCGCCGACATCGAGCGTGAACGCCTGGCGCGTGCCGGGCGTCACAGTGAACAGGATATCGCGGTCAGGCAGGGGGATCCCGCCGTGCGCGGTGAACGTCGGCGCCGAGAAGCTGCCGGAAAGCGTTCCTCCCGCCGAGGCGGTGGCGGACGAATCGTAGACAGGTGCGCTGAAGCTGCCGGCGATTTGTCCCAGCGCCGAGCTGGCCTCGGTGGCATCTACCGTGGGCGAGCTGAACGATCCCGATAGCAGGCCGCTTACGCTACCGTTAGCAGCCATGTCGACAGTCGGCGAGGAGAAGGTGCCCGTCAGCGTGGCCTCGTCAGGAACGGAGCCAGCCGGAGTGCTCATCCAGGTCGCGATCTCCGACTGCGTCAGGGCGGTGTCGAAGAGGCGTACGTCGTCCATGCGGCCCAGGCTGCCGACGCCGTCGAGGACGCGCATATCGTTGGCAGTCCACACCGGCACCGCCATTGCGGTGGTACTCAGGAGCGTTCCGTCGCGGTAGACGCGGAGATTGGCGCCGTCGTGCGTGGCGGCGATGTGGTGCCAGACGCCGAAGTCGGGCGGGATGCCGGTCGACTGGTAGACGTTGTTGGAGCTGTCCTTCGCTCGGAAATTCAGGCTGCCCGACAGGTAGAGGAGTCCCCAGACGCCGGTGTCGCTGCCCGAGTTGTGGAACTCGAGGAACCAGCCATTGAAGCTGGCACTGACCCAGATCCACGCCATCCAGGTCCGGCTCGCGGTCTGGAGTCCAGTCAGCGAGACGCCGGGGCCGACATCGGCTGCGGTCTGCGTGATCGCCTTGCCGGTGTGACCAGCGCCGTCGGCCGTCCGGACGGTGTTGCCAGACAGAGTGAGATCACGGCCATTGCCGGAGTAGTCGACCAGAACGCCGCTGGCCTCGTCGGCGCTCCACTCTAGGAGCTTAGCCATGGCGTCAGGCCGGTTGCGTCAGTGAGCCGGAGGTGATCTGCAGGTCCAGGCCGACGGACACCGTCGTGGTGTTCATCTTGAGCTCGCCCGCGCCCGCCTCATCGCTGACAGTGCCGTCGAAGTGGGCCACGCCATCGCTCGAGAGCGCGCGGTACCAGGCCGCCGTCCCGGCTGCGAGGCCCGTCGTCGCCAGAGCGGGCGTGGCGTCGAGGGTTCGCACGCCGGTGGCGCCAGCCGTGAAGGCCGGGTCCGCCAGGGTGAACTCGGCCAGGAGGGTCTGCGTGGTGATCGCAGTGTCCGGACCTGCCGGTTGGCTGCCCGTGTAAACGCGGATGAGGCCCGGACCGGTCCCGCTGTCGAGCGCGTCGGTGTGGCCGGCGGCTGCCGCATTGCGCCGCGCGTTCGAGAGAGTGGGCATCCGATCCTCCTGAGTCACAACCTGGACTAAGCGCCAGGCTAGGTCCAGGTTATCAGCGCCGCTTGCGCGCCTTCCGCTTCGTCGACTTCTTCTTTCCGAGGACCCGGTTCGCCTTGGCGTTGATCTTCGCCTGGGTGGACTTGGACATCTTGCCCTTCTTCACCTGTTGCGCAGCGCGAGCTTTCGCGTTCGCAGCGTGGCTCTTGTCGGGCATGGGGTACTTCCGGCTGCCGGGGAGTCCGAACGAGCTCTTCGGCAGCCGCTTCCGCTTGCGGGAGGATAGCTTCGCCATGCTCTCCACGGTACGCCTACCAGGCGCCCCAGACCTCGCCGTTGCGCTTCTCCTCGGTCTTCTCGCCATTGAGGAAGGAGCGACGGAGCAGGCGGGCGCCGACGGCGGCCACAGCCAGGTCGATCTTGCGGGCCGACTCGCGGTTGTCCTTCATCAGCGAGATGCCGAACTTGCCGGGGTAGCGCCGGGCGTTGCGCATGTGCGCGACCAGGGCGGGGTGGCCGTCGATCGTGAACTGCGGGTCGAACTCCTCGATGTCGTTGAGGTGTTCGATCTCCTCCACGAACGTCTCGGCCGCGCCGACGAAGAGTCGCTGCCGCTCCGGGCTGGCCAGGTCGAACATGACCGAGTGCGACGACAGGCCGGACTTGGTCGCCCAGATCTTGAGCTGGTCGCGGTACTTCACGTGCCAGGAGTCGATCATGTCGTCCCAGTAG